GTCGAATGGTTATGTCCTTTCGTCTGATCTAGAAGAAGCGACTGATGCAATTGCACCAGAAATCGCTGAAATCATGATCAGAGGGTTTTACCGTGGAGTTGGTTATACCAAACTCCCCAAACTCATTGAGATTGGTATCCAATTAGGATTACGGTCTACGCGGTGTATTGAAATTCAATACCCGCGATCATCAGGGAAAGCCTCTTTGTCTTTTATTAAAAGGCGAGGGGTCCTTATGGGAGAGCCAGTAACCAAATCGGTTTTGACTCTCTATTCCCTGGTTTGTGAAGAAATGGCTATAAGGGATTACCTTAATGCAATTTCTTTTCGCATGCCATCTAAGTTTCGATTCGAAACTGTTGTCCTTTATAAGGACAAACGTACTAATTGTACAGAGAAGATACATGCGCGCTCTCGGGCAGAATGGTTCCATCTATTAGAGGGATTTGACTACCTTACATCATGTAAGTTAGTTTCCATTAAAGTTCGAGAGAAAATGACTGATGAATTCGAATTCATAACTGCAAAGCAGTTTAGAGAACGAACTAGTCAGTTTATCCTGCCTGGTCGAAAGATCACCGCCGCAATGCGACGGGGTGAATATTTCACTTCTGATACTTTCACTGGGCCGGTTACCTCTAAGTGGAGGGCGTTCGCCGTTGGCGGTGATGACCATATTGCATATGGTCCCGTCCAATACTTAGAGCTAATTACGAGCAACCATTTTGCTTTTGGTTCGAAAATTTCGTACCCGAAGCATGGTTTCTCGAATGTCGCGGTCAAGTTCTGTGAGAAAATTCTCATGTTACGTGAACGCGATTTTTCGATTACGCCCAGACAAATTAATAATTCGTCAGATTTCTATGAGAAATCAGTTTGGGTTGACTCGATTAAGGTTCGCCTTCTATCTCCGCTATCGAAATCGATGGATGTAGAGGATGATCGAAACATTGCCATTGGCAAGGCTCGGTCACTCTCTCGGAGTTTAGAATGGTTGAACCCAGACTTCTTTGCTAATGCTTGGTGTGACATGGTCCTCGCCAGGTTTTCGCAAAGAATGTACCCATATCTCCCGAAGCCGATCGGTAAAGACCGATCCCTTTGGTTTCAATTGAAACTGCCTCCGGAGTATGGTGGATTAGGACTGAAGTTCAAAAATGAACGTCTTCAAGATATTATCTTGCATTGTCCTAAACCCACTCGTGCCTACGTTAAGCTATTAGCTAAACGATTAGATGGTAACAATGTTACCATTTCAGACACAGTGGTTCGTTCCTTCAAGCGTCTTTGCACTGCAAATTCAGCTCGAGGGATTAAGTCAGAGTACGATTCTACAGAAGAAATTCTTCTGAAGATGAAACCGAAGGATCTTTTGACCCTTCGATCGGAACTCTCACTTTCATCGGAGTTACCAATAAGATTGGTTCTCCGTCGTGCACAGGCCGCTGGGTATTACCCAATGGATAAAGCAGTCGAGCAATTATCTCGATGCTTTATTTTCCTGGACGCGTTGAGAGGTCGCAGGCGGGAATCGTACAAGACAGTGTCTTGGCGAAACCGTTACTGGCATCTATGGAAAGTCCTAGATGCAGAACCTGATTTCGATATCAATGATATCGAATTGACCTCTAGTGAGTTAGATAGGGTTGCAAATTGCAGCCCTATCGAAGCTCTTCCAGTACGTTTCTACAACCTCTATGAGGCTGTAGCTGACTTGGCGCCGACAAACTTGTCGTCGGGCCCGACTTCTATTAGAAGTCAGGCTGCCTCAATAGCATTGCTATTGGCTCAGTCTCGTACTAGAACAACTATGGCTGCTGCC